GGCAGTGAGAACATGACGGACGCAGAGATTATGGCGAAGGCTGTGCTGGTAGCTCAAAGCACTATCCAGCAGCGCGACCAGCGCATCAAGGAGCTGGAAAACGATGTACAGGCGGCTAAACCGAAAGTGCTTTTCGCGGATGCTGTGAGCGCATCGGACAGCACAATTTTGATTGGTGATTTGGCCAAGATTCTGAAGCAGAACGGCTACAATACCGGACAGAAGCGTCTGTTCCAATGGCTGCGCGAGAACGGCTATCTGATTAAGCGTCGCGGCGCTGATTACAACAGCCCTACGCAGAGCGCCATGGAAATGGGTTTGTTTGCGGTAAAGGAAAGCACCGTCATTTGCCCGGACGGTCACACAAAGGTTAATAAAACAACCAAGGTTACCGGCAAAGGACAGGTGTATTTTATCAACAGACTTGCTCCCTGCAGGGATAGCGGAGGTGCTGAACATGTTACCTAAATATTTATCCGCCGGCTGTGGAATAACAGTCGAGCGGCGCTATCACAATGTCAACCCTATAATCGTAATCTCGCCTGCAGGTGAGCTGATTGGCTATCGCCTGCAGGGCGAGAAAGGATGTGAACAGATTGGGCGTAACCCTAAACCCGGACACACCGGAAGCAAGAAAAGCGCTTAACCGGTTGGCTAGGGAAAAAATGAAATATCGGCTGCTGGCCGATATCAGCCTTGACCTCGTCATCTGCGAGCTAGAGGGCTGGAGCAAAACGGAATACTTAAACGAGCTGAAAGATATGATTAACGAGTTAGGAGGCGAGAAAAATGGACCTGACATTAGCAGAAAGAACGTTTCTGGTAAATGACATTGAATCAGCGGTGACTAATGAGTGTCTGGGTGATGACGAGGGCATCTATAAAAAATTTGAGGATATCGCCTATAAGATGATTGACCGCCGTCCGCCGCTGGATGCTGATGAGCGTAAGCTCCTGGCTAATTGGCTGACCGGGCTGTGCGACTGCCCCGAGTTTTTTAACCCGGAAACCACCGAGATGCGCCGTAAGTTGGCCGCAAAGCTGTGGCCGGGAAAGGGGGTATAAACATGAAAAAGCTGTTGACAATCCTGTTACTGGCCTGCTGCGTATGGCAGGCATGGGAATACACCCATCCGCAACCTGTAGACCGCTATGTGGTCAAGGTTACCGCCGCTGATGGCGATACCCTCTGGCATCTCGTTGGAGACGTCATGGATAGAGAGGGAGACCGCCGCGATGTCCGCGAGGTCATCCACTACGCCAAAAAAATCAGCAACCTTAAGGGTGACCTGCAGGTTGGCGATGTTGTTCTCATCCCGATTGAGGTTAAAAAGTGATGGACAAAAAAAAGCCCGCCAGCACTGCAATGCTGACGAGCTATAAGGTGGAAGTTGAACCCCTCCACCTCTGATTATAACACACGGAGGTAAACAAATGGAAATTATTACTGCTGTAATTTATCGCCCCGGTCAGCGTGGCGAGATTATCAAGATTGAGCCTACGCTGGAGAAGCTGCAGGAGCTTGTCGGTGGTTATGTGCAAGTAATCCGCATCGCTCCCGAAAGCCGCGAAGAAAACCCGCTCATGGTTATTGTTAACGAGGAGGGCAGACTGAAAGGCCTGCAGCGTAACCGCCCGTTAGCTATCAATGATTACTCGGTTGAGTATCTGGTTGGCCCTATCGTCATTACTGGCGAGTGGAAAGATGTTGAGGATGAAACCCACATCAAAGGCCTGACTTCGGCCGATCTGCATAAGGTTATTGAGATTTTCGGAGCTTAAAAAGAGGTGAGAAAAAATGAAAATCAAAAGTCTGACGCTGGAAAACTTTAAAAATCAGAAAAAGCTGCATATCACTTTTGGCGACAAAGCCACCAATATTTACGGTGCTAACGGCGCTGGCAAAACTACCGTGCTGGATGCAGTCAGCTTCCTGTTGTGGGGCAAGGACCATAACGGCAAGACTGACACCAACATGCGCCCCTACGATGCCGACGGCGTTCCGCTGCATGACATTGACACTGTTGTCCGTGGCGCATTTGTTCCGGAGGATGACGGCAGCTCTGCCGAAACCGGCATGTTTACGCTGGAGGTGGTCTACAAGGAAAAGTGGACTAAAATCAGCGGCACCGACGAGCGTAAACTTACCGGCAATACTACGGAATACGCCATCGACGGCGTACCGAAAAAAGCGAAGGATTATGCATCCTTTATCGCTGATTGGTTCGCTGAGCCCTGGTTCAGCTTGACCAGTAATCCTAATGCGTTTCCATCACTGCCGTGGCAGGAGCAACGCAAGGTGCTGCTTGACCTGCTGGGCGATGTTACCACCGAGGATGTCATCATCGCCAACCCCGAGCTGCAGGATATTGCTCAGGACCTTATCAAATTTGGCGCTGATGACTTAAAAGCTAAGCTCTCCAAAGAGTTGCGCATGTACAAAGCTCAGGTTAAAGAGCTGCCTGCCCGCATCGACGAACGCAGAAAGCTCCTGAGCGGATTGGATGACGCCGAAACCCTCAAAAAAAGAGCCGAGCTGATGCTGGTTAAATATCAGGAGCCGCTTGACAAGCTCTTAGCTGAGCGCGCTGCTATCAGCAATGGCAGCAATCGCGCTGCCATTGAGGCTAAAATCAGTGAGATTGAGGCAAAGATGGAGGTTATCCGTGGTGTACGTCGTGAGGCTGTGGCCAAAGTCAAAGAGCCATTTGCTCTCAAAGCTAATGATATCAGCAATACATGCAAGGCAATGGCTGACCAGCTGCGCACCCTGCGCCCTCAGCTGCTGGAGCTTGACCGTGCCGTTAAGCTCAGACAAGACATGCTGCAGGACCTGACTGTTGAGTGGACCGAGGTTGACGGCAGAGTGTTTGACGAGACGGAATGTCCCTGCTGCCATCGCCCCTATACTCCGGATATGCTGGAGCCGATGCTGGAGCGTTTCAACGCCGAAAAGGCTGAGGAGCTGGAAAAACTTGACAATCAAGGCATGCATCTCAGTCAAGAGCTGGAAAAGCTGAAAGCCGAAAAGGACGCGTTGGCAATTAAGGTCAATGAGCTGTCCACGTTTGAGGTGGAGAAAGCTCCGTCACTCCGTCAGGACAACAACGAGGCCATGAACAAGGCGCTGAGCGAGATGCCGCCGCTGGAAGATTACATCCATCCGGAAACCCACGAGAAATTCTGGGAGCTGGCCGAAAGCCTGAAGCTCTGCCAGAAAGACCTCAGCGATACGCGCCTTGATACAAACATCCTGCTGCAGAAAAAGGATGCTGAAATCGCCAAAGCCCGCATCCCTGTTGAGCAGGCAAAAGAAGCGCTGATGAAGATTAAGCTCGATGCAGAAAACCTTGAAGCAATCGCTCAGCTGGAGAGCGAGAAGAAGAACGCACTCCTGAAGCAAGGCGATGTTGAATACAAACTCTCGCTGGTGGATAAATATATCCAATATAAAATGAGTTTGGTAAGCGAAAAGGTTAACAGTACATTTAAAAACGTTCGCGTCAAACTCTTTGAGGTCAACATCTCCAACGAGGGTATCCGCGAGACCTGCGAGCTGACTATGGACGGCGTGCCTTATCGCCAGCTGTCCAACGCCGAGAAATGTCACGCCGGCATGGAAGTTGTCCGCGCGATCAGCAACAAGCTTAATCTGCATAACCCTGTTTTTATCGATAACCGCGAGGGCATCACCGATATCGGCGAGTGGGATGGCCAGGTTATCAACCTGTTTGTAAGCCCCGAGGATAAGGCGCTGAGAATTGAGCATTGAGATGAGTGAGCAATGGATGGTGTTTTGGGCGCTGACGGCCGCCGTGGCTGTTAGCTGGTTAGTTATATACTACCTGTACGGTAGGAAAAATAAGGAGGACAAAAATGGCAGAAGAAAAACAACTGAGTAATTATGAGGTGAGCATGTACAACGCTCGTGGCCTCAACGCTATGATGGCGCTGGCCCAGAACCTTTCCGAGGCGACTATCATTCCCGAGACGTTTCAGGGCAAGCCAGCAAACGTACTGATTGCGCTAAACATGGCGCAGCGCCTTAAAGCAGACCCGCTGATGGTTATGCAGAACATGTATATCGTTTACGGCAACCCCAGCTGGAGCAGCAAATTCCTGATTAGTTGCTTCAACACCTGCGGCCGCTTCAGCTCTATTAAATATGAGTTTTTCGGCGTTCCCGGTCAGGACGATTACGGTTGCCGTGCATGGGCAACAGAATACGCCACCGGTGAGCGTGTGCAAGGTATTGATGTTACCATTGGCATGGCAAAAGCTGAGGGGTGGATAAGTAAAAAGGGCAGCAAATGGCAGACCATGCCTCAGCTGATGCTGCAATATCGCGCAGCAACCTTTTTGATTCGTACCGTGGCTCCGGAAATCAGCATGGGCCTGCAATCCACCGAGGAGCTGGAGGACAGTCACGAGGTTAAGCCTGCTCAAGGTTTTGTAGCTCAGGCTGCAGCTCTTAAGAGTGAGGCTACCGCCATTACCGAGCACGCTCAGACGATTGATGTACCGGCTCCTGCCGTTGAGGCTCAACCTGCCCAAGAGCCTGTACAGCAAACACCGCAAGCCAAACGCGGTCCTGCATGGGCAGCTAAATGATAGAGGTTGAGGCAATCGCCTCCTCCAGCAACGGTAACTGCTACCGCTTAATCAGCGGCACGCACGAGCTGCTGCTGGAGGCAGGCCTCCCGCTCAAAGCCATCAAAGAGGCCGTCAAATTCCAGCTGGGCAGGCTGGACGGCTGCCTTTTATCCCATGAGCACAGCGACCATAGCGCCAGCGTGGCGCAGCTGCTGCATGCAGGGGTAGATGTCTACATGACCACCGGCACAGCTAAGGCGCTGAGTGAGCAGGCAAAAGGAGCCTGCGTGATGCTCAAAGGCGATGATGATGCATACAGAGCTTTTAGCCTTGGCAAACATTGGACCATAAAGCCGTTTGCGACATATCACGATGCCAATGAGCCGGTAGGCTTTATCATTAGCGACAGAGATGATGTACTGCTGTTTGCAACAGACACATATATGATGCCGCCGTTTAACGTCAAGGCTTTTGGTCAGATAATGATTGAGTGTAATTATTTACCGGAGCGCGTGGATGAGCGCATTGCAAGCGGTGATATCAGCAGCAAGCAGGCAGCTCGTCTGCTGCACAGTCATATGAGCTTAGAGATGTGCCTGGACTTCTTCCGGCGCAACGCCAAAGCCGTGAGCTATTGCCGTAAAATCTTCCTGCTGCATGGCAGCAGAGCGAACGGAGATGCCAAAATTTTTAAAGAGGCTGTGCAGCGCGAAACAGGAAAGCCGGTGATTGTATGCACACCTTAAGACGCAAACAATTAGTCAGATATGTTGCCGTGCTGGCAAGGCTCAGAGCCAGCAGGAGGAGGGAATATGACCGCAGACTATGAGGAGTTTTTAACTCCTGAAGAAATCGAGGAGCAGGACGATGCAGCTCCGGCTGCCGGAAATATAGATCCGACATTTAAAGACCAACCCTCCGAGGGTGCCCGCATCTTTTTCGATGGTGTTTTTGATTACACCGTTTCTAATGACCGCTATACGCCACTTGCTCGCGCCATGTGGAAGCGCTTCAGCGAGCTGCATGACTGTAACCCCTCGACTATCCTGTTTGTGATAGCCGAGAAGGGCAAGGCGATGTATCGCGATAAGCCTAAATTTGTTGATGTTGCTGTGCTGGGCGGGCGCTGGCAGGAAATCCTTAAACAGGTTACCGGCTTAACATTTACGCACGTTATCACCATTTATCAGGACAACGTCGATAAATATGAGCAAAGTTATGAGCAAATGCTTGTCCATCTGTATAATGCGCTGCGTCAAATCAAAAGCGACGGTACCCTGCGTGGTTACGATATCCATGCTTTTACCGAGGTTTACGCCAACCTCAAAGCCGGATGGGATAAAGAGGGCTGCAGCATCCCCAACCTGATTGATACAGGCGATTGGATTGGTATGAGGCAGCTGCAGGGCAATCTGTTTGAGGACCGCAGCGGCGAGAATGCAGCCGCCAAGGATTTTTAAGGTAACGAGCCATGGAATGTCATAGCTTTGGAGTGGAGCTGGCAACAAAATACGGAATAGCTGAAGCTCTACTCCTCAGCTATTTCCGGTATTATATCGAGTCAGCCGAAAAGAAACAGGACCCGGATAAATTCCACGATGGCAGGTATTGGACTTACGCCAGCACGAGAGAGTTGGCAAGAAGATTTCCGTACATCAATAGGATAAAACTTCTTAGAGCCATCCAACATCTGGTTGATGAAAAACTGATTATCAAAGGCAATTTCAATAAACTGGCTTGGGATAAAACGTCTTGGTATGCGTTTACTGAAAAAGGCCTCCAAGAGCTGGAGGTGGTTCAAAATGAACCGAGGGTGGTTCAAAATGAACCGACAATACCTATTCTATCCACCTATTCAGTCTACCTAGGTAGTAGTGGTAATAAGCAAACCGATAACACCGAAGTGGTTAACGATAATCATTTCCCCGGAACGAAACATGACCAAGAAACATACAACGAGGCTGTAAGCGCTTATGAGAAGCATATCAAAACGCCATTAACAGCCAGCGTTGTCGAGGAAATATGTGCTATCGTCGATGATTTTGGATTGGAAGCCACCATATACGGCTTTAGGACGGCGTCCAGAAATAACGTGCGCAAGCTTGGTTACGTCGAGACATGCGCAAGGAATTACGTTGCTGGTGGTGATAAGCCTAAAAGGCAGCGGGGAAAACCTAAAAATGATGTCACTGCCACGGCAGAGGCTATGAGAAAAATCTTAGAACAGAGCGGAGATGATTTATTTGGGTAACAGCGAAGCCGAAGCACGCATCAGAATTATAGCAACATTGTTTGGAGCTTATGGGCAGGCTGTTGACGGCCAACGCCCTAGTATTTACGTAAAAATGCTTAAAGATATACCCGTCAATGTTCTGGAGAGAGCGTGCCAAAAAATAATCTTAGAAAACAAATTTCTCCCCAGCATTGCTGAAATCGTTGAGGCCAGCAGAAGCCTGGTCGGAACGGCAGATGATGACAGCCGCATCCGTGAGTGGAACGAAGCGTGGTCTGAGATTGAGAGGGCGATGCAGGCGACTCCTTGGGGGGAATATCCTACGTTTAGCCGCCCGGAGATTGCTCAGGCTGTGGCCAGCTTTGGTTGGCACGACCTGCAGATGACGCTGGCTGAGGATATGCCTACTGTAAGGGCTCAGGTCCGCCGTATGTACGAGGACGTTTGCAAACGCACCAAGGAGCGCGGCAGCAACGAGTATATCCTGGGCAAAAGCAAAACCGGGCTGCTGCAGCCTACCGCAAAGATTGAGCCTAGAGCCTTGAGGCAGGCAAACAATGGCGGCGGTTTGGAGAGCGTCGGCGCTCTTATGGGCACGATGGTAGCTCCTACCAGCGCAGCAACCATCACCTTTGATGAGTGGCACAAGCGTCACGGCAAGGAGAAAGAAAGATGAGTAGCGGCTGCTGCAAAGACTGCCAAAAGCGTCATGTTGCATGCCACGCTCACTGCGATACATACAAAAAATGGCGCGCTGAACTGGACAAGGTTAATGACATCATCCGGATGGAAAAAGTTAAAGATGGCTACATCATGGAGGCCAAATGCGCAAGCCTGATAAGACAGGCGATGTTTTATAAAGCTTTGGGCTGCAAAAAGCCCAGGTATTAATCAGCCACCCACGGCCAGCAGCATAACCCTGAACCGTGAAGTATATACAAGCAAGCACAAAGAAGTATCGGGAGGCCGGTTGCGCAGTCGCCTCCCGCCCTGGTGGGGGCTTACGAAAGGAGAAAAATAATGGATTTTAAAGAAGAACAGCAAGATGCCTTAAGTGAGGACAATATGACGGCGTACATCAATGCAAAAGCCGGTGAGCTCATGGATTTGATGGAGCGCAAACATGACCAATACGCAAACGATGATGATCTGGCCAACTTCCGCGCCGGTGCGCTGCTGCACTCTGGCAGCGGTGATTACTATGACATGTATGAGGAGAGCAAAGCCTATTGCCGTAAGCACATCGCTCATGTGTATGGCAAAGGCCAGGATATCAACATTGATAAGCTCATGGAGAGCTTGGGCGACATCGTCGTTTACTCCCTGATCCAGATGTACATGGTGGAAAAGCATTACATGGTGTGTCGTGAGATGCTGGAGGAATAACCCATGAAAGAGTCAAGATACATGGCCAGCACAGAGCTCAATCAGCTGATGTGGCTGAGCGCTGCTGTACAGGCCTTGGGGAAAATCCTTGAGGATGACAGCACCCGAAACAAAAGTTGGCGGCGCTGGCTGAGCATGGCCAAAACCTACACGCACAAGGTTATTAATGACCGCATGAGTAAGCTGGACCCGGTCGAAGAAGTCAAGGTGGTGCGTCGCATAGAGAAAACAGCCATTAAGGTGGCTCATTACGATGACTTCCGCTATGACCGGAGCGACAGCGAGCGTCTGGTGACCATCAGCCAATCTGATTTTTTGGATTTAGTCGACGGCGCAAGCCTCAATTGTTACGCCTGCCCCCAGGGCGACGTGGTCAAGGAGTGCCCAAGACGTAAGATGTTCCACCGCCTCGGCCTGCAGGTGCATGCGCTGAGAGAAAACCCAGCGCCGGGTGAATGCGAATTTAGATACGAAAACGAACAAAGGGCGGTAACGCCTCAGTATAAAGCTCTAAAAAAGGAGCTTATCGACCAATTACCTTAAAAAGGGGTGAGAGCATGGGAGTAAATAGAGCGCTCCGGAGAGCTGCTGCCAGAAAGGCATTTAAGCAGGATGTTAAGATGAGCGACCTCGACAAGACGTTTTGCAACATCGCCAAAGAGGAGGCCACCAACAAGCTGATAACCAGCATCACGTTTACAATGATGCGCGCGGTGTGTCTGGTCCTGATAAACGATTTTAAAGCCATCCAGAAAAAGGACACCCGTATAGAAAACATGGTCAATCTGGCGCATGAGTACGTCGTGAAGATTAAACGCAAGGAGCTTAGCCCCGGCGACATTGATGTTATCGCGGATGTAGAAGCTGCCATGAAGCAGCGCGTAGAGGAGGAGAGCAATGAGAATGATTAGTTATAAGCAGCATGCAGAGCTGCTGAAGAAGCTGAGTAAACAAATCAGCTATCTGCAATACTTTTTGCCGTGGGACGTAGGCATGCCGATGCTTACAACGGTTAACGGTCAGGTAGGCGTTTACCAAACGTATCACCCAATCACTGAGAAATACGCAGACATCCGCCAACGTATGGCGGAAAAGGTTGAGGCTGTTCCGGAGATGGCGGAAAGTCAACCGGAAGTGATTGGCAGCCATTACGACGTTCCGATTTTTACGCTGTATAGAAAGGAGCGCAAAGGTAGATGGCAATATTAAGAGCTGTTGAGCTGATGATGGGAGTTTTCCTCCTGATGCTGGCGACAGTAATGTTTAGATGGTGGCTGGAAACCGACGATCCTGAATTGCGCTTAGTGCAAATTGCGTTATATGCGCTGTTGGGTATCACGATCATTGCAAATAATTGGAGGTGATAAGTAATGAGCGGCCGTTACATTTATAAGGATAAAGTGCTGTTTGTCCGTCAGGACCTGAGCTGCAAATATAAGATTTTCGCAAAGCCTATTGACGCAGTCAGTGACACGATTAGAGCGCATGTGCATCGCTTTGCGGGCACGAATCCTGCAGGCTATGATACGTTCGCCGAGGCGCAAGTTGTGTTAGACATTGAAGCGCAGCGCAAAGGATATAAGGTGCTTAACAATGGCAAGCAAGGAGCTTAAAGAGGAGCGCCGTGCTCAAGGGCTGTGTGTTTATTGTGGCCGTCCTGCTGTGATTAAGGCGGACGGTAAGCCAGCCCGCAGATGCGAGCTGTGCAGCGGCAGTCATGTTAGTAAAAAATACTACGCAAGGCATGGTATAGAGAGGCGCAGCAGAATTACAGGCAGATCACCAAGCAAGATAGATTCAGAACTTCGTAAACGGCGTCAGCCAGAAAGAGTCGTTTGCCCCGAATGTAAAATCAGAACTAAAGCAGAGTATTGGTTCTGCCCGTGGTGCGGAACGGCGCTTCCAGAACCGGAGGAATAATTGTGGATAATATTGATGTTGATAAGGCGCTGAAGCTGCAGCAGCCAATGCCGGTTAAGGCAATTGTTGTCCATCCCCGAAAACTAAGCTTTTTCTGGGAGGATGACGGGAAACCGACAGTGTTCTTTGAGCGAAATGTACTTTATTATTGTCAGTGTTGCGGGGAGCTGATAGCGGATGAGTCGGGCGGTGTACCCATAAATACGAATTACTGTCCTAACTGTGGACAGAAGTTGTGGTGGAACAAATGATTAAGGCGCTGAATATTTTAATCGATTTTATTATGCTCCTGCTGATTATCGGTATACCCATCGTGTTGGGTGTCATGCTGGGGCTTGCGCTCGGGCGTTTATTGTGGCTGGCATGGTAAAGCGTAGACAGCAAAAGCTGAAATATTATCGTTACTGCTTGCGTAAAGCACATCAGCTGTTCCGAGTGAGCGTTGTGGACTATGAAGTACATATGGAGATGAGGAGGAAGTGTAATGACGTTAGATGATTTTTGGCAATTGCGCTGATTGTGGCGCTTATCCCGGTGGCTATTATTCAATGGATGGGCTTAATCGTGGCGATTATGGAGCGAGTACGTGATTAGAGAGGTGATAAAAATGATTGACTATAAAAAGGCAGAACAGGCAAAAAGATTGCTTGATGAAAGCGGTGTAGATTATGTGCTCACTTATCTCAACGAGGACGGCTGAGCAGCAGGACAGATACAAGGTGCTGTTTTAAAGGTTGCAGACTGCATTGTGGCTGTAATAAAGACAGTGGGCGAGTCGATTCGTGACAAGTATGGTGACAAATCGGCTATTGCAGCAGTGCACGACATAACAATGAAAGCACTGCAACTGATTTACAAAGGTGAAGATAGCAAGAAGGAGTGATAGCAATGGCTAAAAATTTGATGTATGAAATCTGTAAAATGCTCGGCGTGGAGTTGTTTGAAGAATTTAAGGTAGTGCATAAAACAGGCTTTGAAATAATTTGCAACTTTACTCAAGAAGGGGTGTTTGTCCATGAAGAAGGCTGTAGCGGCAGATATAACAAAGAGCTGTTGGCAGACATTATTTGCGGTAAAGTCGAAATCGTCAAACTTCCGTGGAAGCCGAAAGAAAATGAAACCTTTTATACATTCGGCATCCATGCAACAGAAAATAAATGGGTAGTCGTGTCCGCCGAGTGGTGGGACAATGTTAAAAATCTTGCGTTATATAAAATAGGCTGGATTTATCGCTCACAGGCAGAAGCAGAAGCTGCGCTCCCTGCCGTTGCTGCTGAAATGGGAGTAAGGTATGAGCTATAAGAAGCCAGCAAAAACAGCCTTATACTTGCAGGATGTAGCTGAGCTTGTCAAGGATACATATCCGTTAAATATCAGCAAGCTCAGTAGCCTGCTTGACCAATACACTGCGATAAAGCAAAAGCACAGTAGCCGCGTTACCAGCAGGATGCCACAGCTGTTTATCCGTATGCTTCTGGAGTGGCATATGTACCATTATGCCGATAACGTTCCGGTTGATAAGAGTCAGCTTGTTTATATAAGCAGATTTATGGACTATAAACGCAGAATTGTCGAAATGCTGATTGATACCGGAAAAATCTACATTGTTACGCCGTTTGTTGGTTATGATTTTTATATTATCAATTACTTGAGAGAAAAATGGTAAGAAGCTCATCCGGAATTAAATAGGCAGAACAGAATCTTGTATACCGCTGTAAAAGCGTACAAAGTTGGTGTAGATATTCCGGTAACAGATGTTGATGCAGACCTGCCGTTGCTGGAGAAAGTAGCCGTTGATAATGGCAAGCTGGAGGATGTGTACGGCGTGTATGGTAATGGCTGCATAGGGATAAATAAAAGAGAAAACTGCAACATGTTGCAAAAATCTCTTGTAAAAGTTGCACGTGGGGACAGAAAGTCCCTTGAAAAAGTTGAGGTGAAGAAAAAATGCTGATTAAAGTTGGGAAAAGTACATGGTTGAGAACTGGCTTAATTAATGAGTTAACAGTTATTTTTAACGAACACTTGGATATGAAGCCGTATTCTGTTTATGTTTGCACAGAAAATGAGAATTTTGAGTGGAGCGAGCATGACACCGAAGAAGAAGCAATAAAGGCCTTGAACGAGCTGGCAGAAGAAATCAACAACGCTAACTAGCCCTAGGGTGCGGCGGCTGGGTTGCCGAATGGCAGTAGGTTCCCAAGAATTCCCACGCCGCCGCTTTTATAAAAGGAGTGAGTAAACGTGTTAAAATCTTATAATCCCGCATTGGACAGCGGTAAACATCATGTTGTAGAGGCCACATATATGGTTTCTGACGCAAAAATTATCGTTCGCCTGCCGGCAGGCGAAGGGCACGTAGGCTTGGAAGCTTTGCAGAACAGTGGCGTTCTGGGCTCCGATTGGGTGTGCGATCTGGACGATTTTGGCGAATTTATCGACATTAAATTGGAGGGCATTAAACGCCTGAGTTACAACGATGACCTTGACAGCCTCAATGTATTTTTGGATAATGGTGCGATTATTGACATCGCTGGCGACTATATCAGTGATTATCTGGCCAAAGTCGAGATTGTCGAGGTAAAAGAGGGTGCGGTGTTGTTATGATGTCTGTTTTACACAACGCAATTTATATCCAGCGCAATCTCAGCGAGCGGGACAAGTTGGAACAGCTGGCCGAGGAATGCAGCGAGCTTAGCAAAGCTGCTTTAAAGCTCATCCGTGCTAAAGGCTTAAGCAATAACCCCACGCCGGTAAGCGTAGTGCAGGCTGAAGCTGATTTAAAAGAGGAGAGCATGGATGTTTTGGCGTGCCTCATCGTGTGTGGCTACAATGTTTGCGAACTGCTGGATGAAACGGTTACCGATAACCATAAGTGGGCGCGCTGGGTAAAAAGAATTGAAACAATGCAAAAGGAGTTGAAAGAATGAGCTGTAAACATGAAGCAAAAGTCGAGACGACTCGTTTTAAGGGTATAACACTTTATCGTATCGTCTGCAGTAAATGTGGACGCAGAACAATCTGGGCAGAATATCAAAGGCTGGCCGAGAAGTTTTTCCAAGACGGCGAGGACTGGATGTTATCAAAGAGGGGCAGAGAGCAATGACACGTTTACAAAAAAAGAATCCAGAAACAATTATCCAGAATCAGGTGAGAGAAGCTTTGCGCATGGATGGCTGGTATGTCATCCGCCACCAGCAGGGCTTAGGCTCTCATCCCGGCTTGTCTGATTTGACGGCAATCAAGGGTGGGCGTACAATCTATATCGAGATTAAGACGCCGCGTGGATATCAAAGCGAGAAACAAAAGCTGTTCCAACATGACATTGAGCAGCATGGAGGCACGTACATCTTGTGCCGGAGCTTGGAGGATATCCATCCATTCTTGACTCGTACAATGAGATTATTCTAATTAGGAGGACGCTGGTAAATGAGGCGAGGCACAAAAGCATACATACACGCTGAGCTTTTAAATTATCAGCGTTCCCGAAATGAGATTGGCAGAATTTGTCGAAAGCTAGATGAGATAACCATGTTCCCTGCTTACGCCGATGATTATACATCGGAGGAGCGGATGTATCTGCAGGACCGGCTGCGTTGGCTGCGTAGGATAACAGATGCTATTGCTGCAGCAGATCAGGACATGGACGAGGAGCAGCGTGCTGTGCTCAGGCTCAAGTTTTGGAGCCAGAAGCCACGGCCAACAGACGCAGCTATTGCTCAACGGCTCAACATCAGCACGAGCACATTATATAGACGCATAGGGCAGATATACAGACATGTCGCTCAGAAGCTAGGCATGGACTTATGACACACAGGCTGGAGGTTAACACCCTCCGGCTTTTTCTTTTGCCCAGAAGTTGGAAGAAACATGAGAGTTTCGCGCGCTAAACGGGTAGAGAGCAGCTGCTTTGTTTGGGATAATGTTACTAGGAGTTGGGACAATGCTGTTCCCACTCACTCAAGGTACTTCCCCGAGGGGTGGGGGAGAGCGGTGGTCGGGCATCCCGCGGTGAAACTTTTGTAAAAATTTTTGAAAACGAGGTGATGATATGGCGGACACTGTAAACGCCTGGGCGAAGCTCTCGACGGATGGCCGCGTATTACTCAGCTCGTCGCAGACAGCCCATGTCTTCAATGTCAGCGGCGAAACGTTGGCAAAATGGGCGAAAAGAGGCTGTCCAAAAGAATGCCGCGGCTGGTATGACATCCAAGCCGTAATCGCTTGGCGTTATGCCGGCGAGGGAGCTGACGGCGGCGTATCAATTATGGCTGAAAAGCTTGATGCCGATAAGCGCCTGAAGCTGGCAAGGGCAGCGCTGGTAGAACAGGAGCTGCAGCTAAAGCGTGGCCAGCTGCTCAGCGCCGTACTGGTAGAAAAAGAGCTAACCGAGATATTTGATAACCTGAAAGCATCGCTGATTACCGTGGGTGACCACATCATGTCAGAGATGTACAGCCAATATCCCGAGATGGCTCCACAGGTAAGGAGGTTGATTGATGGATACATCAGAGCAGCTCTCAAAGAAGCAGCCGACAACAGAGGCAAGCTGCGAGAGCGAACAGGACGCCTTAACAAGAATCCAGTTGGACGTCCTCGAAAACGTCCTAAATAACGCACTCCTTGCCTTGAAACCTGAAGACCCGATGAGGGTATCAGAGTGGGCGGCGAAATACCGCTACATGGGAGCCAACGAGACATCCCGCCCTGGTCCGTGGCGAAATGAAATCGTACCTTATCTGGTCGATGTCATGGACAGCCTCAATAAAGATGGCATTGAGCAGATAACATTCCTGAAGCCTACGCAGGTAGGCGGAACGGAATGCGGAATCAATATCTTGGGCTATATCATCTCCCAAGCTCCCTGCCGTGTTATGTACGTCCTGCCGAATAAGGACGCGCTGGAAGATTTTTCGCAGGACAGATTGCAAAAGGTGCTCACCAGCAACGAATGCTTTCACGGAAAATTTGAGGCAACTAACAGCAAGAATGCCATGCTGCGTTATGCTGGCGGTTTCTGTAAATTCGGCTCAGCGCAATCTCCGACCGACCTCGCTTCGTGGTCCGTTCCGGTAATCGTGCTGGACGAAATCGACAAATTCCCGAAGATGTCCGGCAAAGAAGCGTCCCCGCTGAAGCTGGCGGAAGAAAGAACTAAGAACTGGTCAGGCAAGAAGAAGATGTTTTTCTGGTCGACTCCGACTCTGAAGACAGGCCACATCTACCAGCTCTATGAAGCTGCAGACGTGCGCTATGAATATAACGTCCCTTGTCCGCATTGCGGAAAAATGCAGCCGTTTAAATGGAAATACGTCAAATTTGACGCTCATCAGCCTGCGAATGTCGTTGAACACAACGCACATTATGAGTGTTGTTTTTGCAAAGGCGTTATTACCGATAAGGATAAGCCAGACATGCTTAATAAAGGGCGATGGCTGCCAACAAACGAATGCGAGGGCCAGCCGCGCAGCGTAGCGTATGCGCTCAACTCCCTTTATAGTCCGTGGGTATCCTTTGGCAAGATGGCAGCGGAATTTATCAGATCTAAAAATGACCCGCTGCTGCTCATGAACTTTGTCAACTCATGGCTTGGTGAACCATGGGAGAGCAAATCGGCTGTCATGGAAGCCGATATCGTCCTGAAGCATAAAACTGACTGTCCTATGTATGTCGTGCCGAAATGGTGTCAGCTGCTTACCGGCGGCGTCGATGTCCAAAAAGGTTATCTCTATTGGCAGATTGACTGCTGGGGACCGGGCATAACGTCCCAGCGCCTTGCCTATGGTAAATGTATTGGTTGGGACGAGCTGGAAAAGGTTATGGATACAATCTGGACCGGAGAGGATGGAAAGTCACAGTATCAGGTCTGCATTTACGGAATTGATACAGGTTTCCGGACCGAGGAGGTCTACGATTACTGCTGGAAACATCAGGGCGTAGCGTTCCCAGTCAAGGGCTCATCCGTCCACATGGCCGCATACTTGCGCCCGACCAACATCGAGCCGAGGATGCCGGGCAGAACGCCGCTGCAGCTATGGATTGTTAACACCGACCAATATAAAAACGAAATTGCCCAGCGACTTGAAATGCCAATAGGCCGCGGCAGCTGGATGCTTAACGCTGATTGCGATTTAGAGTATGCTGAGCAAATCACCTCAGAGCATAGGGTAATGGATGACAAAGGCCGCGAAACGTGGAAACCGAAGACCAGCGCCAAACAGAACCATCTGTGGGACTGCTCCGTCTACTCCTTTGCTGTTGCTGATTTGGTCAACATGAGGGCGCTGCAGGATGTTATTATCGACGATACGCCGATGGAAGCCGATGCCCCGGAAGAAACAGTCTTGCCGGAGCCGGGATTTACGATTTAGGAGGGCGCTATGGCGACTATTGAGGAATTAGAGCGCCGCCGGGTTGAGGTTGATGCTGCTATCAGCAATATTATGCGTACAGGCCAGATGGTCCAGACGCGTAACGGCAGAGTGGAGCATGCCAACCTTGCGGCTCTGCGCGAAGAACGCGCAGCCATAGAAAAAGAGCTTGCTGATGCTCAGAGCTATGGCAGCTCCGGCGAAAGCTGGGGCACAAAGATGTCATTTTATGGGAGGGGTTGAGGATATGTCCAAAAATCAAAGAAACCCCACCTTTATGGAACGTCTGGGAGATGGGATTGACAAGGCTATCAGCGTGCTGTCGCCGCGATGGGGTGCGGAAAGACGTGCTTATCGTGCGCAAATGCGTCTGGCTGCAGCTTATGAGGCTGTGCCAAAATGGCGTAATAGCGCTGACTGGGTGCCCGTAGACGGAAAAGGCGAGGCCTTAAACGCTCCCAACCGTGATATAGCGAGAGCGAAAGCCCGCCACCTTGAGCGGAACAGTGAATTAATTAACAGCATCATCAACGCTTTCGAGCGTAACGTTGTCGGAAAAGGCTTTAATCTGCAGCTGCGGACCGATAATCAGGACTGGAATAATGCGATTGAAGCGTTATGGGCTGATTGGAGCCGCCCCGGCAAATGTGATGTGACCGGCAGATTTTGTCTGACGGAAATTTTAAAGCTGATTGTTCGCCGTCGCATCGTCGACGGCGGCATATTGGCGCTGAAAGTGACTGACAAGAGCAGCGATATACCGTACAGGCTGCAGCTCATCGAGGTTGATAACCTCAAAGGCCCCGGCGAGGTCAAATCGCCTGCCGGAAACGCCATTATCGGCGGCATTGAGGTAAACAAATACGGCAAGCCGCTTAATTACTATATTGAGCAGGCCACAGCCGACATCACAACTGTTGCGGAAATCGAAACTGTTAAGGCTGACAGAGTGTTTTATTTGTCGACCACCTCCAGACCGAGTGAAGTGAGGGAAATCTCACCGCTGACACGAGCGCTGGATGATGTGCATGATCTTGAGGAGTTTTTTGACGCCGTAGCGTTTAAACAAAAAATTAACGCTGCCATTGCGGTATTTATCACGACTCAAAAAGATGCTGGCTCAACTTTTGGCCGCTCCTTAGCTCCCAAGGGAGAAAAGGACAGCAACGGCAAGCCTGCCGGAACGCGCATTGACTCAGGCTCAATCAAATATTTGGAGCCAGGGCAGGATGTGCGCAGCATCGTGCCGTCTGGCCAAAGCTCTGAGCTTAATGATTATAACCTTGCTGTAAGCCGTCGCATCGGCGCTGGCCACAATCTCTCCTATGAGATGATGACAAGGGATGTTAGCAAGGTAAATTACTCCAGCGCCCGTCAGAACCTGCTCGAAGATTGGAAGACTTTTGCCGATGAGCAAAATTACATCATTGAGCATTTTCTGGATTTTGTGCTGGAAGATGTTGTCACCGCGGCCTACCTTGCCGGCAAACTCAAAAATGCTCCTAAGGATTTTATGACTAACAGGCAAAAATACCTTAAGCATGAATTTATCGGCCAAGGCCTGCCGTGGATTGACCCGCTGAAAGAGGCTCAGGCTAATCAGGTGATGCTGGCTACCGGTCAGACCACGCTCAAGGACATTTACGCTAAAAAAGGCAAGGACTGGGAAGAAGAAGTCGCCCAGCTTGCCCTTGAAAGAGAAAAAACTAAGGAGCTTGGCTTGGTGAGCGAAGCTCCGGTAACTGTGAAAGGTGATGATGGCGATGGAAGAAAATCAGAAGAATGATGATATCCAGAAACGCATGAACATGCCACGTCAGCGCAGCGCCAAGCTGGAGGGCTTTGACGAAGCATCCAGAACGGTAACCTTATCGTTTGCCAGTGAAACCCCTTGTGTTGATTGCTGGGGCGACAAAGAAATTTTGCGCTGTACCGATGAGGCCATGGACAAACAGCGTTTTGATGATGGCGTTATGCCAATCTTGTATAACCATAAAAGAGATATTGTTGTGGGAAAACCGATCAAGATTTGGACCGAGGGCAATCGCGCGAAAGCGACCATCGAATTTGCGACCACCGAAAAGGCCGAGGAAATCATGGGCCTTGTACGTGACGGATTTTTGAATGGCGTGTCTGTTGGTTATCGCGTCAAACAGTGGCAGGTCTTGGAAAAAGGCGAAACTACTGATGATGGCATAGAGGGACCAGCTTGGATTGCAACCAGGTGGGAGGTATTTGAAATCAGCATCGTAACCGTGCCTGCTGATGGAACTGTTGGCGTAGGGCGCTCCCTCGCTTTTGACGCTGACGATATGGTGGAGCAGCATGAAGCTCCAGGAAAAGAAAGAGAGGTCGAAAACATGGAAGAAAAGAAAAAAACTGCTCCGACCGAAGCAGAAATCCGCTCCGCTGCTATCAAAGCAGAACGTGAACGCTGTGCAGCCATTGATGGTCTGTGCCGCAAATTTGACGTTGATGCGGAACAACGTCAGAAATGGGTTGACGGTGGTCAAGACGTGGAAACCATTAACCGCGAGATGCTGGGCATCTTGGAAGCCCGTAACAAAGCCGTACCGAGCAACAGAACCGAGGTGGGTGAGGACCGTGCCAATGAGATGCGTGCTGTCTATACCGACGCAATCCTGATGCGTCACGGCGTAACCGTGGCTAAACCGCATGAGGGTGCTGACCGTCTGCGTCATATGTCCATGCGTAACATGGCTGTTGATATGTTGACCCGTGCCGGTGCGAGCAACGCTAACACCATGGATGATACTGAGCTGTTTAAGCGTGCCATGACTACCGGTGGCCTGCCGATTGTCCTGCAGGACGTTGTAAAATACGCTATCAAAGACGGCTATGATGCTGCTAATACCACCTATCAGGCTTGGGCGCATATCGGCACCCTGAATGACTTCCGCCCGGCCAATATCGTCGAAATCGGCGCTGAAGCTGAACCGAAGCTCATCCCCGAGAATGGCGAATTTACCGACATGAACCTGTCTGAGAGCAAAGAATCCGTGCGTCTGGACACCTACGGCCGTTCCTATAGCTACACCCGTCAGGCATTTATTAATGACGATATGCGTGTGCTGACTGAAATTCCTCGTATCGTTTCCAGCCGCATGGCTGCGTACATCAACGCTCAGGCTTATAAAGCACTGGCAGGCGCAACCTTTAATGCCAGCAATACCGGCACCGCAGGCGCTATCAGCGTAGCGTCCTTAGCTGAGGCGATGGAAAAACTGCGTAAAGCTAAAGATAAAAAAGGCAATTTCCTGCGTATCATGCCTAAATATCTGCTTGTTCCGGTGGCTCAGGCTGTTACCGCAGCTCAGCTCCTGCATTCTGCAGCTGACCCGAGCGCTTCCCATTCCGGCGTAAACAATCCGTTTGCCAATGCGTTTGAGATTATCTCTGATCCCGAACTGGATGCACTGAGCTCTAATGCTTGGTATCTTGCTGCCGCTCCCCAATATGGCTACGGCGTACAGGTTAACTTCCTGAACGGCAACCAAACTCCGATTGTTGAGAGCCAGGTATCCTTTGATACTCTTGGTTGGAAATATCGTATTTACCATGACTTTGGCGTTAAGGCGCTGTCTACTCTGGGCGTTGTTAAAAACGCCGGCAAATAAGGAGAGGTGATTTAAATGGCTAAGGAAAACGCTATTTTCCGCCGTAACGGCGACAAAATTGACTACAAATGCACCACTACCGTTGCTCCCGGTGACATCATCAAGCTGGCAGGCGGTTTGGTCGGTGTGGCTGAGGCAGGCGGTCTCAAAGATGATATTATCGCTCTGACTATGCGTGGCGTGTTTGAGGTAGAGTCTACCGGCGCTATCGCTCAAGGCGCTGCTGTGTATCTGACCGCTGACGGCAAAGTTACCGCTACCAAAGGCACTAACACCTTTATCGGCACCTGCTGGGCTGCAGCTGGCAGCTCCGACACTCGTGCTCTTGTAGCTATTAACGTAGGCGTTGCTGCAGCGGGCTGATAATTAAGGGGCGGCTCGCAAGCCGTCCCTATTTTTTGTCGAAAGAGGCAAAAAAATGAACCAGTATATCAAACAAGTAATCCAAAATGCGACCTTTGACACAGCGTTGCTGGCAGAAACTATCAGCTATAACGGCGTAGAAATCTCGGCCATTGTAGAGGTCGGGGAAAATGAACTGCAGAAGTCACGAGGCGGCTTTAACCGCCTCAGCAACACTGTAGTTGTCAGCGGCAGCGGGTATTTTACTGTCAAAACCGATGATGTCCCCAACCCCAAGCGTGGCGACATCATCGTATATGACAACAAAAAATATTACGTGGCAGGCATTGAGCTTATCGACTCTCTCGGGGGCAGTGTTACCGTTAAGGTGACATGTGATGAGAGGGGGTATCTTAACAGATGATTACTGTAGATATCCGCGACGAGGTGACGCCGCTCATCAAAAGCTATTTGGCCAATAATCCTAAAATGATTGCCAGCTTAACCAAATCAATAGGATGGTATGTGCAAAGCAACGTCAAAAAGCTGAGCACCAGCACCTTACCAAGCAGGTGGGCCGACCGCGTTCCGCTTAAAATCCGTCGTAAGCTGGACAATAAAGCTCCTAAAGGTTGGCTCGGCAAATTAAAGCGCGCCATCGGCTACGCTTATAATCCTGCCTCTAAATCTGTTGCAATAGGCTGGACAAGCTCAACGGCTGCGAGGGAGGGTAAGATACAGGAGTTTGGCGCAAGGCGTCAGGTAACGCCACGATTGAAAAGATACTTTGCATCGAGAGACGTGCCGCTCTCTGAGCGTAAAAAGCAGATAGATGTGCCTGCACGTCCAATCTTTGAGCCGGCGATGGAGGTTATCCATCCGCGGCTTGGCAGCTACATCCAAAACAAGGTTGCGAGCTACATGGAAAACGGCGGCCATGCCCGCGCCGTTGGCAAAAGGCGCAAATATGAGGTATACACATGAGTTTAATTAGTTATTTGCAAAACGAGGATTTATGCTCAATCGGCGCAAAGCTCGCAGCACACATAGCTGCCGATCAGGAGCTTGCCCGTTACTGCGACATGCATTTTGGCAAAAACCTCACAATCATTGTCGGACCGCCTGAGGCTTACATGCCGCAGGATATCAACGCACCATATCTGTTTATCCATGATTTTGGCAAAGCGGAGGGCGCTGCCATCAACACGGCGTCTTATGAGTGTGTTTTTTCTCTCGGTCTTGATGTTGACGAGGAAAACGCTGAGCTGCAGCCTGACGTAATTATCTACGCAGGACAGCAACGCACCAGCGAGATGCTGACACTGCTACAGGATGCTCTCTACCGGTATAAAGGCGGCTGTCAGCCTCCTACCGCCGTGGAGCAGCTCATGCCGGGGCTTCCTGGCAACAACTCCCGGCACTGGGAGGGATTCCTAACCGCTGTATGGACGTTAGATATTTCCATTGGCGGACAAAACCACTTTTAACTAAGGAGGATTGATTTTTATGGCAAATACCTGCCCGTGGGGCGTAGGCTCCAAAACCAGCACCCTGATTGCCTTTGAGACTGCTTACGGCGTAACTCCGACCGACGCAGCAACCAAATCCATCAGGATGCCTTTTAACACCAACGGCGTGGCAAGCTCTCAAAATAGCACCGCTCCGTCTACCATCCGCGGCAATCGCTCTCCTGTAGAGCCTATCTTGGGCAACAATGATGTATCCGGTGACATCGTTGTGCCGGTAGATTATACCGCTTTTGGCTATTGGCTCAAGGCTGCGTTCGGCGACCCGACCAGCGCAAAGGTCGGCGAAACCACTAACTACAAACATATCTTTAAAATCAAGGACTCCCAACCGTCCTTGACCATTGAAAAAGCTTTTCCGGGCATCAACACCTATATCAAGGAGCATGGCTGCAAGGTAAGCAAGCTGTCCCTCTCTGTAGGTGGTGACGGCGAGCTGACCGCGACCATCAGTGTGATGGGCGGTAAGGAGGAAATTACCACCACTTCTATGGCAACCACACCGGTGGAAGCTGTCCTGAACCGTGCCCAGAATTTCCAGGCAAAGGTTAAGATTGGCGGCACCGTAAAAGCTAAAATCACTAGCTTTGGCATGGACATTGACTTTGGCTTGGATGGTGAGTCTTACTGCATCGGTGGCAATGGCTTCCGCGAGGCCATCTGCGAGGGACTGGCATCTGTTTCCGGCACCATTGAGGCGTTTTTTGACTCTAAGGAGTATATCGCCATGGCTGAGGCCAGCACCGAAACTAGCGCTGAAGTGGTTATTTCTACCGGTGATTTTGCGTTGAGCGTCTTACTGCCGGAAATCAAATTTGCCCGCACCTCTCCCGGTATTGATGGCCCCGGCGGCATCAAACAAAGCCTGAGCTATAACGCTTACTATCAAGACGATGCCAACGCCAGCGCTGTTGTGGTGACCTTGACCAACAAAAACGCTGCTTACTGATTGGAGGGAAAAGAATGAGTGAAGAATATATCTTAGAGTGCCGCGGCATGAATTTTGCCGAATACTGCAAGCTGGAAGACCTCCAGAAAGAGTATCAATCTAAGCACCCAGATGATAAAACCGGCTTAGGCCGCCTGAATCTCAATTATGTTATGCACAACATTTATCCGGATGCTCCTGTTGAGCGTATGACCGTTGGTGATGTAAGCGCGGTTTTTGCCCGCACCATGGAGCTGAGCGGCATTGTCCATGAGGACGAGATAAAAAACTTGAGGACTGCGTCCGTTGGCAGTACGAGCGCAGCGGATATTGCAAAGACTGCCGCAAAATAAACCCTGACTTTGATTGCAGAACCTGCGAGTACAGGCCGCCTGACGTTATGCCGGGCAACTCGCAGGCTATGCACATCCGAGAGCTTACAAGTAATTGCCGTAATTATGTTGCCAGCATGGCTGGAATGTACTGCATCAGCTATGACTGGCCGGGCATTGAGAGTATCTGCCGTATGAGCGGCATAACTCTTAATAAGGGTGTAATTAAGCAGCTGCGTATGCTCGAGGATATTGATCTAAAATATCTCAACCAAAAGGAGGCATCCGTAAATGGCTAAAGTCACGGAAACAAGGGTAAAAATAACACTGACCGACGCAATGAGCGGACCTCTGCGCAAGATTGAGGGCGAGGCCAACTCTACAAACAAAGCTGTCGGCAATCTTGCCGGCAGTCTTAAAAGCTTTACCGCTGTTGGTGCTCAGATTGCTGCCGGCGCGTTTGGTTTTACAGCGCTTAGCGACAGCATTTCCAAGCTGGTTAGCGCTGGGCTGCAATTTAATAAGGCGATGGAGACAAATGCCATCGGTATGGCAGGCATCTTAACCTCCATGACCACCCTCAACGGAAAAAACATGGAATGGAATCAGGCACTAAAGGCTTCTCAGGGAATTATCAAAGGCCTGAACGAGGATGCTCTGAAAACCGCAGCTACATCCGAGGAGCTTGTTGATACATTCCGTGCGCTGTTAGGCCCCGGCCTCGGTGCAGGCATGAAGATTGAAGAAATCCAGAAGCTGACCACTACCGGCGTAAATGCTGTAAAATCCTTAGGCCTTAACGGACCTCAGCTCATACAGGAGCTGCGTGACCTCGTGCAGGGTGGTATCAGACCTGCGAGCAGCACTCTGGCAACAGCCTTGGGCTTGACTGATGCTGATATCACGGCAGCCAAAAACAGCAGTGATGGCCTGTATAAATTTTTAATGGAGCGCTTGCAAGGCTTTGAACGTGCGGCTAAAGAAACCCCTAAGACCATCGCCGGCATGGAAGATCAGTTAAAAGAGGGCCTCTCCCGCGCGATGAGCGTAGCCGTTGAGCCTGTACAGCAAAAGTACAAGGAGCTGATGCAGCAGGCATCGGGGGTGCTATTTAACAGCGACCTGAGCATCAATGAGGATTTGGCCAAAAATCTGCAGACGGCAGGCGAGCATATCGCCAACATGGTCGATGATTTTAAGGCCATGGCTGATATCATTGCTCCTGTTGTTGTCCCTGCTGTCGAAGCGCTCGGAACAGCCTTAGGTGTTGTGCTGGATAATGCTGGCAAAATCACGGCAGCATTTGTTGCATGGAAAGCCTTTAAATTCACCCAGAATTTTAACACATCTCATTTTGCGCAATACGCTGCCAGCGCTCAGGCCACTTATCAAACCGAGATAGGTGCTGCACAGAGAGCTGCGCAGGTAGTGATGCAGGAGGAAAACAAAAAGCAGCGAGCGCTCAAAGAAACCCAAACTGTGCAAAACGCCTACTCCAAATTGATTGGGGATAATCAAGGTACGTTAGCTATCAAGCTTAAGATGGCTGCTCAATATTACGAGCGATTAGGCTTATCCGCTCAGCAGGCAGCCAAGCTTCAATACCAAGCAGCACAAATGGCGCTGAAAGGCAATAGTGAGCTTACAGCCAAGGTCCTTGACCTGCAGGAACAACATGTAGTCGCAGCCGATGCTGCCAAGCAGCAAAGCAATAAGCTCGCCAAGCTCACGGAATGGGCAGGTTATACTGGCAGTGCTCTTACTGCTGTGGGCATTGTCCTGCAAAGCGTTACCGACGATACTGACAGCTGGGCATACAGCACAGGCCGTTATCTGACCATGGCGGGTATGGCTATCGAGGGCGTAAGCATGATGATTACCGCTCTCAGCAAGCTACGTGATGCTTATAAGGAGGTAGCTGCTGCCAAAGCTGCAGCAGGAATGCTGTCTGTTGGCGGTGCTGCCATTGCTATCGGTGCAGGTGTAGGCGCTGTAGCCGCAGGCGCGTACGCTCTCACTCACGGCATCAGTTGGGATGAGGCCAAGAGGCGCTATTTCGGCAACCCAAACGCTGGCAAGAGCAGCGAGCCGGAAAAAGACAAGCCGCTTGATAACTCCATGCCGGATATCAGCTCAATCCGGCCTAAAGATTTTGGTGGCTGGGCTGATACCGGCAAAAGCAAAGGCGCATCTGCAGCAGCACGCCAAGCGGAACGTGCAGCGGAACGCGCAGCACAGAAGCTCCAGAAAGAGCTTGGCAACGTCCATGAACTGCAGGCAGAGCTTAACCGGAAAATCTTGGAGGATACCGGTGAGGCATCAGCTGTTGCTGCAGCTAAGCTCGATGAGGAATTGACCAAAATGAAATCCAAGCTCGAAAACGCTGCTAAGGCTGGTGTATCTGATGAGGAAATCCAAAAAGCTCAAAAGCTCATGGATACCTATGCTGAGGCTGAAAGACGTTTGGCCAATAATGACCAGACAATCAAAGCTCATCAGCAGCGTATGGACATGATACAAGCTGAGCAGGATGCTCATCAGCTTACCGCTCAAGAGGCTGATAACCTGCGTCGTGAGGAGCTGACCAGCTATCAGGATAAGCTCCAGCAGATTTTAAGCAGCCAGCAGCTCAACACTGAGCAGCGTCTGCAGATTATGCAGGAGTATTCCAAAGCTGTGCAGGATATGGAGAGCGCCACAGCCGCCGACTATAAAACGGCGTGGGAAGATGCTCTGGATTATATCCGGAACAAAACCTATGACCAGCGCGCAACCATCCAGTCAGGCATCGACGATATCCTGGACAGCTTTACGAGCTTTGGCCAGAACATGTTGACCGAAAGCAAGTCAATCGGTGAGCGGTTTGACGATTTATTTAAAAACCTCGCCAACAGCATCATGAATACCATGATGAAAGTTATCATGCAGGGCCTCATCATGAAATCAATCATGGGCATGTTTGGCATGGGCGGCACATCCGGCGGCATCGGTGATGTTAAGATGTATACGGATATGTCGGGGTGGTCGCCTGTATCGTTCCACGCCAAAGGCGGCTTGGCCGATGGCTGGGCGGTAGTCGGCGAGCGTGGTCCTGAGCTGGTCAACTTCAGTCAGCCAGGCCGTGTCTATACGGCTGAGCAGACTGCTAAGGCCTTAAACGGCAACGGCAGCCCTAATAACGTAAAAGTTATCATCGAGAACAAATCTGGCCAGCAGGTCAAGGCTACATCTGCCAGCACGCAGTTTAACCTCAAAGATATGGTTATCAACGTTGTATTGGAAGCTGTCAGCAACAATGACGGCGGTATCAACAATATCCTGAAAGGAGCATTAGCATAACATGGCTACAACATTAACATGGCCGTCCTCTATAATCGAGCCTGAGTATCCGCTGGCGGAAACGCTGGAGGATGCAGTTATCCGCTCCACGATGGAGGACGGCACAATAAAAACGCGGCCACGCTTTACGCGCAACCGCATGACCTATGAGCTGAGCTGGTCCTCTATGCCGGAGGACCAGAAACAGGCTCTGGAAACATTTTTGAGAGTGACCACAAAAAACGGATCTAAGATTTTTAATTGGACGCATCCGTCCAGCGGAAAGAAAATTGAGGTCAGGTTTAACGAGATGCCTAAATTTAGCCTTAAAGTCAAAAGCTATTGGCAAGTCAGCGTCAAGCTGCAGGAGGTGTAGGCAATGGGTGTAAGATTATCAAGCGCAGCTGTCGCCTGCGCCAACAAGGTTGACAGCGACGGCGCATATCTGGCGCTGCTGGAAATCATAATTCCGGGCGAGGCAGAGCATATCTATCTTGTCCGTAACAATGAGGATATATATTGGCGTAATCAGCTGTGGCAGGCGTTTCCGTTTACTTTGTCTGACCGTAAGGACGATAACAAGGGCACGCTGTCTAACATCACCATTGATGTCGATAACAGCACCCGAGATTTAGAGTATTACCTCAACCAAGGCGGTGGCGGCGCTGGCAGCAAAGTTATCCTGCGCTGTGTGCGTAGTGATGATTTGACAGCAACGGAGCCTGATTTTGAGGAGTATTTTAGCGTCAAGTCGACCACGGTTACCGAGAGCAAGGTGAGCTTTAGCCTGGGCAATGCGTACAGCACAAAGAGCCGCCGCCCATGGCGCAGGTATCTCAAAAACACCTGCCCATTTAAATATAAGGGTGTGCGCTGCGGCTGTACGAGCAGCCTAGCGACATGCAACCACACGTTAGCTGATTGCCGTGAGCGTGGTAACAGTAAGCGCTTTGGGGCATTCCCCGGTATCCCGCAAGGAGGCGTATATGTATGATTGATTATAGTGATTTGATTGGTACGCCGTTTGTGCAGGACGGCCGGAGCAAGGCAGGCTATGACTGTTATGGCCTTACCAAGGAGATTTTTGCAAGGTACGGTAAAGACATAGGCGAATATTGGTGTTGCGTGGACGATAAAGCCAAAATCAACGCTATCTATCGTGGCGCGGTTACCAACGGCAGATGGCAGGAGGTCGACTATAAGCATGGTGAGCCGATACCGGTACCGGCTCTGGTGGGCCTGCGTTTTAATGCGCCGCCCGGCTGTGTCAATCATACCGGCGTTTACATCGGCGACGGCAAATTTATCCATACGCGCGAGCGCATCGGAGTGTGCGTCAGCTCCATCACGGCCCCGCCCTGGAATAAACAGGTCGTTGGCGTTTACAAATTTATCGGTTAGGAGGTAGGCAGATGGTCAAAGTCATATTTGTTAAAAACCCGTTTAGCCCTGCCCGCGACCGCGTTATCAAGTTATCAGAGGCCGCAGACAGGCCTCTGAATTTTTATACTGAGGAATTTACCCAGCAGCTCCCAAATCAGGAGGCATGGATACAGATAGACGGCCGCAAGGTTGATGCTGTTGTTGAGGATATCAGCAAGCTGCCGGTTAAACGTGATAGCGTGATTGTTGTTATGCCAAGGGTAGCTAAAGGCGGCAAATCCATCCTAGGCCTTATCGCTGTTATTGCTCTGTCTGTTGTGGCTATGGGTGTGGGCAACGTCCTTGCAGTTGGCGGCGGCTCGTTTTTTGCTGGCGGCGCTGCGTGGGGTGCTGCGTCCTATATTGGCGCTGCAGCCGTCATGTTTTTAGGCAACAGCTTAGTGAGCCGCTTTTTTGCCCCAAAAATAGACGCTGGCAAATACGGCGACAAAGAGGACCCGACTTACAGCTGGAGCGGCGTCTGCACCATGGACGGCCAGGGCAATGGCATCTCCATTACCTACGGCAAGGTCAAGAGCGGCGGCCAATCTATCATGAAATTTACCAGTAACAACGGCAATGACCAATATTTTAACTGGCTCGTTGCTGCAGGCGAGGGCGAGCTCTCTATCTCTGATATCAAGCTCAACAGCAACCCAGTGGAAAATTATCAGGATGTTACCCTTGATGTACGCAGCGGTACCAACGATCAGGACGTTATCCAGAATTTTAATGACACCATCCTATCAAAATCGGTGGCCTATGAAATCGCCAACAAAGAGTGGCGCACCGACCAAATGGAGGGCAACAGCACCGAGGGCATCATCATTGAGGTGGAATGCCAAAACGGCCTCTACCATGCCAACGATAACGGTTCTCTTGGTACAGCTTGGGTAGATATCCAGGCACAATATGCGCTTGTAGGCTCTGATGATTGGACAACCTTTGTGCAGGCGGGTAAATACGCTAAAAACAACGCGCTCGGTGCTGTTTTGGTTAATCCAGCTCGCACAAACGACCGTTATAGAGTAATCATCTCGCCGGTATACAGCGAGAGCAACGACGAGTACATTGATAACAAGATACGCGTACGTGTCGTAGAAAAGGTGTTTGGCGGCAAGGGCGAGAGCGTTATTCTTACCAAAGGCGATACCGGCACGATTGATATCTATGGCTTTAGATTTGACAAAGCAAAATTGCTCTCTGCATCAAAAGGCTGGTACACCATTGAGATGGCTACATCGGAAAACCGCATCAGCGGCGCTAAAGCTGGCAACGTCCGCCGTCAATTTAGGGTCGACCACCTACCTGCAGGGCAATATAAGGTGAGGGTAACTGTTACCGACCGCAGCGCCGATGTTAGCAGCAGCCGTGATGCCGTGCGTATCTGGTGGACGCAGCTCAACAGCGTTATCTATGATGATTTTTGTTATCCGGGTGTGGCTCTTTTAGGTATCAAAGCAAAGGCGACCGACCAGCTAAGCGGCGGTCAGCCACAGCTGGAATTTATCAAAGAGCGCTCTATTATCTATGCGTGGAATCCTACCACGCAGGCCTATGAGACAAAGGCAGCCAATAACCCAGCGTGGGCAGCATATGATTTTATCCATGGAGCTGAGCGCCTCATGGATATCAATAACCATGAGTATGTCTACGAGTATAAAGGCGTGCCCAAAGAATTGATGCTCTATGACCAATTTAAGCAATGGGCCGATAACTGCGACAGACTCAATCTCAAAATCAATCTTGAGGTGACTACGCTCAAAGATTTTTGGACAATCGTTAACCAAGACATTGCCCCTGTTGGCCGCGGCATGGTTGTGCAGTTTGGCACAAAATTTGGCTGCATCTATGACCACGCTACTCAGCCTGTGCAGCTTTTTACGATGGGAAACATTGTGCAGGGGAGCTTCAGTCTGTCCTACCTCTCGACTGATGAGAGGGCAGACAGCATCGAGTTGACCTATGTTGACGCGGAAAAGGAGTATGAAAAAACCACTCTCACAATTTACTCTGATGATTACGATACCATTGATATACCCAACCAGCCTACGCAGATAGCTATGCATGGCATAACCAGCTATGAGCAGGCATACCGTGAGGGCAAATACCAGCTCTATTGTAATCGGTTATTGACCAAGACAATCAGCTTTAAAGCTGATGTCGAGGCAATCGGCTGCATGGTGGGTGATGTCATCCAAGTTGCCCATGATGTACCGCAATGGTCCATTTCCGGCCGCGTGCTGGAGGCGCTCGATGATGGCAGCGTTATCCTGCCTATTGATCCGGATGAGATTACCATGAGCGCTGACCAATACGCTCTCATGATACGCAGCAGCGAGGATAACACCCTGACCACCTACAGCTTAACGTCTTTGTCTGGCGCATACGGTGAGGTCAAGGCCGTGGCTGCCGGTAACAAAATCAACGCTGAGGATGGCGATTTGTTTAGCCTTGGCAAGGTTGAGAGCGTTGTCAAACCGTTTACCGTTACCGGTATTACTCGTAGCAAGGACCTGGAGTATACCATAACAGCTATTGAGTATGCGGATGGGATTTTTGACGAGAATTACACCATTCCGCCCAAAGACCCGACACTGACCACCGACCCGAATGCCGTTGATGTTATCAACCTTGATGCATATCAGGTCGGCTGGAAAGATAAATCCGGCAGACAGATGAGCCGCCTCTATATCGGCTGGGCATTGCCTGAAGATGCACAGGCAGATAGCTTTACCGTCCTGCTGTCCCGTGATACCGGCAGGACGTGGAGCGTGTTGGGGACAACCACCAACATGACCATGGAGACTGATGTATCTGCGTACACCATCTATTACATCAAGGTTGTAACCAACTATCGCATGAAACAGAGCAGCGGCGCTATCTGTGGTCCTATAGCTGAGGGTATTGACGTGCTGCCGCCTAATGTCACCAAGCTTGATGTTGAGGTGCTGCATAATGGCACACGCCGCTATTACTGGGATTTTGTGTATCCTGAACCGAACGATATAGCCGGCTTTAGGTTTAAATACATCCAAGGCTCAGCTCCAAATTGGAATACAGGATTTTTGGTACAGGACGGATTGGTTACCGCCCAGCCATACGAAACAGCTACGGTACGTCAGGGCGTGCATACAGTCATGGTCAAGGCTGTTGACAATGCAGGTCAGGAGAGTGCGGATTTTGCCATCTGCGTTGTAAATTTTGGCGAGCCGCTCGAAGACAATGTGCTGTATAAGCTCGATTTTAGCTCTGACGGCTGGAGCAAGGTTAATACCAGCGGCTCACTGATGATTGATGGTTATATCCACAGCAAGCAAGACTCAACCCATTACATTATGCCGGGTAATTATTATTGGGATAAGCCTACAGCTGATTTTTGGGGAGCGTTAGTATACAAAGATTTTTATGTTGAGGCAACGCTCACGGCTCCTGCATCCGGTAATTTTTATGTGTTGTATGATATCGTCAATGCGGCCAACATCCTTTATAAGGTTATTGATCGCGATAATATCTACAAGCAATACTCGACCAAATTCAAAGTAAACGCCGGCGAGCGTATATCTTTGAGGTTTGAGGCTCCACGAGGTACAGAGGAGACGGTGCTTAAGCAGCTCGTAGCTATCATTGATGTACCGGACCGAAAGGAGCATTTCGAAAACATTGCTGTACCTGCCGAGGGACTGGAGCTGCCGATAGTTACTCCTAACTATCAGACGACGGCCGTCAAGGTCGACTCCATCAGCAGCAACCTTAAGGGCACATATCAACTTGATATCGTCAGCCGTACACCTTGCAAGATACGCTTTTACCGCATTAACAACGATGCTGGCTGGAGCCGTGACCCTGTGGCAGTAACGGCAGATGTAACATGGCAGGGATTTGAAAAGGAGGTATTGTAAATGGCCGTAGGAGACGTTTTTGTCCTGGATGAGAAACAGGGAAAGACTTATAACCGCATCGACACTACCGCCAACTGGCAATCAGTCAACCCTGTGCTGGGTGCCGGGGAATTTGGCATCGAGAAGCTGAGCAGCGGGAAATGCAACCTTAAGGTGGGCGACGGCGTGACCGCGTGGAACAACCTGCAATATCTGGTAAAAAATGGTTAATCGGAAAGGAGTGATGCTAGATGTCATTACCAAAAATTTTAGATTTTAGTAATTACAACAGATATCCGGGTGATGATAATCCGACAACTGATGCTGATATGCAAGATTATCTCAGCAATCAAAACGAGCTGGCCAAGGCATTAACTGACCGCCTTTGGCAGCCGGAAACACAGTATAAGGTGGGCGATATTGTGGCGTCACCCTCAATGCCGCCGGGACTTGTAGCTGTCTGCGTTATTGCAGGCGCTACCTCAGACGTGGAGCCTGCATGGACAGGCAATGAAACAACTGTAATTGATAATTACTGCACATGGGAGATGCGGCTTGCCTACAGCTATGCGCTGGCGACTAACGACGACGTGCAGAACGCCCATGATGGCCAGAGCGCTGAGGCAACACATCTGCTCAACATCGGCAATGTGTCTAAAATTTTTGCCCTCGTGCAGAGCAAAATCACGGCGTTGTTTGGCAGGAATAACGTCCTGCCGAAAGAGTACGGCGGCACAGGTGTGAGCGCTGCCAGCGCCGACGCATTGCTCAAAGCATTAATCGGCAGCGGCTCCATCGGCTCCAGCAGCCAGCCTATCTATTACAAGGACGGCAAATTCTACGCTGGCGGTTATACGTTTAGACTTAACCATAACACTACCGACGATAAAATCCCTGTTTTTGCCAACGGCATGCTTGACTACATTTTAAAAAGCGAGCTGGCCAACGCAACAACAGGTGGTGGCATTGTCGCCGCCT